GCCACGATCTGTTCATATATCGGATTATATGTTTTATATAGCGAAGTATCGCGAGTCATGTCTTCTTTATATTGTTTTGCAGACGCGTCCAATTTTGATTTAATGGCTTCAATCTGTTCGAGCGCGCCTTGCGCTCCTGCAATTGAATTCTTTTTGGACCACTCATATACTTTTATCGCCCATAAACTTGCAGATTTTGCGACTTCAATTGCTTGGTCGTTGTTCATGGGAGTTATTCTACCATAGTATACGTCTGTAGCCTTTTGCGTAACCCTTTGCGCAATTTTGTTGAAAAACGTTTGTTCATTGGGTAAAAGTTGTTCATTTGCCTTACATGAAATATCTATATCTGCATCGTTGCATGTATCAAAATCTTTTATTTTTACTAATTTGGATGGGTCCAATGATGGATCCGGTGTTGTATTATTAATATTAAGTGCCATACTTATAATACCTTAAGAAGAAGTTTTTTCGTTATAATACACATATTATTTACCATCTATATTATTCATATTATCCTTTTCTAATTCAAAATCATACAAGGCTTGTCTTTGAGCCTTTACGTTTTTTTCCTGTTTTGCCTTTTCTAATATTCGCTCAGCATTTTTGATTTCTTCGTCTGAAACAAAACCATTGCCATTTGTATCAAGCGCTTTGTCTAAAATGCGATATTTGTGCGGTACTATGCAAAATTTGCTTTCTTCGTTAAACAAGTGGTCAGATAATACAACAAACACTGCAGTAATGACCAAGGCCGTATAGATATCACGAGTACCCATCCAGGCCATTGCAAACACTAAAATTTGTTTAGTAACAGACAATTTGAAATATTGTTCTGCAGATTTGCTAAATTGAATAGAAATAAATTTTGAACCAATGTTCAACATAATCATAACGACTCCGGCGAAGAACTTGCTTTGGTTTAAATACATAACATGGTCATGTAAATATGAAAATATACCAAATGATGACGATTGTTCACCACCAGTAGTAGGTTGCGATGCATTGTTTGGGGGAGGCGAGGGTACAGATACATTTTGTTGTTTCTTTGCCATTGAGATTTATTATTATAATAAACGAAGATTATTATTATGCCCAACTAAATGTTTTTTGGAGAGTATCCACATATTCTGTCGCTTGTTTTTGTAGTTTATCGACGTACAGGCGTACTTCTCTCTTTTTGGGATTATACATGCCACGTATAGTAGGCGTAAACTCCTCTTTAACATCAAACACACTAAAATAAATGATTATCAATATCATGAATATAAGTGCCGCCAATATATACTTGTTCTTACACTTCATGCTTCTTATATAGATACAATATTTTATTACAAACGCAAAATGTTGTATCCTTTCACTTGAAAATTACTCTATCGAGTAAGTGTATTAGACGTATCTGGCGGACCTTGACTTATTGTAGTAAGTTCTGCTGATTTCGCATCTTTAACTTCATCGTCCTCCTCTTCTTCCTCTTCTTCATCGTCTTCTTCTTTTTCAATTTCGGCAGGACTACTAAATGCTTCTGCACCATAAGGTGTATTGGAAGTTGGCTTGGGTCTTTCAATTTTGCTTGCATTTTCACCAGTAAAGCCTTCTTTATAATCGTTAATGTTATACAATGTAGTTATAATTATGGTAGCGATGATGCCTGCATATTTATTAAACAATGTTAGTCCTATGACAGATAATACTAAAATACTTCTACCCAATAACGTGTATAATAAAAAGTCGATATTTTTGCCACAAAAAAACATGGTAGCTGCAACTAAAGCAATAGATACAAAAATCGAATAATTTTGCTTCATGTCTATATTTATACTGCCGATTTTATTTCAGCAGGATTTGATAATTTATTATCTTAATTTTTAATAAGAAGAATGTCTTTAGCAATGAGTGCGGCTCCCTATGATGATAATGAAAATAATAATTCAAATTCCGCCATTAATAATAAAAGAACTACATCACATAACAGAACACAAAAAAGGTTTCCGGATCAATTAATAGATACAGATAAAATAAACAATGTTCTACAATCGATTCATAATACCTCGTCCGAAGGGTCAGAGGATTCGAGTGGTCTAGCAGATTTTAATCCGCCAAGTCCTCCAATTTCATCTGGTGTTCAACGGACGACGGATGTTAAGCCCAGCCCCATTCAAAATACGGAAGCCATGCAAACTTTAGGTAGAACACCGGCTCCGGCAGAAGAATACAACACTGAGAAATTAGACTTGAATAACTTTAGTACAAATTATGGAAGTAAAATTACGAATGAAGAATACTATAAGAAGTTTGTTCCAAATTATCCAAAGCAACAAGCTGAAAATGAAAGAATAAATCGGCAGTATTATAATCAATATCCAGCACCAGCCTATGGAGGAGGCGCACCTGATAATAACGTGTTAATTGAGAAAATAAATTATATGATACACCTGCTTGAGGAAAACCAAGACGAACGAGTCGGGTCCGTAACAGAAGAAGTCATATTGTACTCCTTTTTAGGAATATTCATTATTTTCATGGCAGATTCCTTTTCTAGAATCGGCAAATACAAACGCTAATATCGTGTTAGCCTGAGTAAAAATATAAATGAGCAAATTATGCGTAATTTGCTTATTTGTTTGTTCATTTTGTTTTCTACAATATAATATATATATGGGTATAACTACACCCACAACAACAACAAAGGCAAATATCACACGAAGTAATAGCTCCATGAGCGGAAAAAGTACTATCCGTCAGAAGGGAACCCTCAAAATACCTAATAGGCAACGTAGTGAATCTATGGAGCAAGGTAATGAAGCGATGGATAAATCGGGACCATATGGATTTATTGTACATGATTGTAATAAAGTAGAATTTGGATTTGGAAATTTCACCCCCGAAGAAAACCTATACATGGACTTTGAAAACGCTCGACCTGGATTGTCATCAACGCGGAATGCGTGTTTTATATTAAAAATTGCTTTAACAAATGAATCATGCACCGCTACATATAAGTTTTTGAATGATAGAACTACTGACTATGATAAAATAATGGCCCCTAAATATCCTAAAATGACAACGCAATATAACGCGGCAAGGGAAAATTTAGAAAGTCTCTTATATAATCCTACGCTAACTTTAGATGAATATAACGTCGCCAAGACGATTGAAAAAATAATAAAATTCAAGTTGATTCAACCAAACGAGGTAAGTTATTTTTTTGTAAGCATAGACGCACCAAAGCCAAGGATTGGATTTGAGGGATGGCATCAAGATAATTTAAATATTATTGTAGTTGGTAGTAAAATAGTTGGTAATTCGCCAGAAGAGATGAAAGAGATGCGTTATCATCTTAGTGAATTGGGTATAACACATAAGAATAGTCAACCAATTAATAGCGATTTTGTTTTAATAGAATATTTAAATGACGGAGTATCTACCACCGTGCAAATTAATGGTAATGTCAATACAAGCAACCCTGATAATATTGCTAGATTTAACACTATACCTGGGTCTGTTATATTAATTGAAAACCCTGGGCGAAAGCATACGGGACCATATATGTGTAAATCTAATTCAGTAGACCGGGCCGAAGGAAATAAATCACTACAAATAATTATGGATGAGAAATTGGAAAGAACATTATATAGAACACAATTAACAAAAATTAACGATGATCAGTTCTCTAAGGTAAGCGAATTTATGCCTGATGCTGCTCCCGTGAATATTAATGTTAATGTTAAAGATATCATACCTTTTAATGAAATACAGATGACGGAGTATTGCACTTGCAAGAGATCGGATTACGCTGAATATGGCGGTAAAAGAAATAAACGAAAAGTAAATAAAACACGAAGAAAAAATAAAAGAAGGCGTTCAAAGCGAACACAAGGAAAACGACGTTTTAAATAGGCTTATGTACCCAGAATCAAAACACGTTCAGGCTGAAACACGCTATATGCAAAATTATAGAAAAAATACGCAGTGGATGATGTGAAATTAGGAGGTGCCGACTTTTTTATTTCATCTATGAGTTTCTTATTGTGAGAGATTTCTTCAATAAGTAAATACTCGTATTTAGGTTTTATAGCGTGAAGCGCCAACCCAAACCCTTGTATGAAGAGAGCCTTGTCGTCCGTCGCGCATATACTGGCAATGCAACTAATACATTCGTGTCCGTCAATTTTTACACACGTTTTCTTGAAGACATAGGCCATCTGAATATTATTGCCCCCATCTCCATGTGTGGTATCCATCAAAAAATAAATATAATAATTTTCGGTTTTAATCAACTCTAAAATATTGGAAAGTTCAGGTGTTATAGTTATATCAAAATGTTGTCTCATATTTGCTTTTAGGAAATCCAAAAGGAAACGAATGTTTTGTTTATTGCATTCTACGAGAGAATATCCAGGTTGCAATGTGCCAGGTTTCACCCAATTTCCAATAAAAAAACCATATGTAGAATAAACACACATCGGCACGATTCCTGTTAAATCGCCTTCTCTCTTGAACAAGTCAACGTGGAGTTTTTTATTCATATGACGCTGGTTGTAATAGTGCGTTTGGATTACTTGTGGAGCAGTGCCTTTTTTTCGGTGGGCCTTATCTATGCACAAATAATCAACATAATATGCGTAAAATACGGCCTCTTTGCTCCCATTTAGAATCTTTATATGTAGCGGTCTGGCTGTTATGACACCGATGATTTTATCATTGGGAATCAATTCATTTGTTTTCAAGTCCTGAATAAGCTGTTTTTCATTGTAAAATGTAAAGAATGACGGATGATTATGGCCGTGAAAATAGGGAACAATATTCTCTTTCTTGGGTAAATAAACATTGTCGCCGTTGCGTAAAAAGTGCACCTGAATAAAGTTGACAAATTGTGTCAGCTTGGGCGTCCCATTAACGTTATTAAAAAACAGGGTCTCTATATTTGTTAGATTGGTATACCGATTTTTTTCCGGAAGTTCCTTGTTTATAATTCCGCATGGAAATAAGTAATAATAAAAATCATATACGTGAAATACTGGCTGGTAATACCAAAAGCCATAAGAGAGACGGACATATATATAAACCAGTAATACTAATAATAGTATTCCTAATATGATGTATGTATAATATTCGTGCATTTATTAGATGGTTATACAAATATATGTTTAGATTAAAAATTGTTAATTTTAGTAATAAATATAATAAAGAATAAAAGTATAAATATACTATAATGATTCTAACGGAAGATAAAATAATAGATTATGTAGAATCACAAGGTGGAGTATTAAATACACGTAGAACATTAAATATTAATACCATCAATTTTGAGACATGTAAGGAAAATACAATGGTATGTTTGACTGGATATAATCATATTATTTCAGATTTTTTTAATGTTATAATAAATAAATTTGTAAACCCAGTTATATTAATTATAATAGAGTCTGATGAAGTACACTTAAACCCGTCATGGTTAAACAATCCAAAGTTGAAGCATTGTTTTACATGGAACAAACCATTTCATCATCCAAAGTTGTCAGGATTACCAATAGGATTAAATTATAATAGGCAATATAATATGTTGAATACATGGCTAACCACAGAAAAAGAGAAGGAACCCATACACAATAAAAAATTATTATGTATGAATTGTTCGTTGCATACAAATTATATCCGCAGTGAATTAATTAATAAGGTAAGAACCGAATGGAATGATTTTTGCACAATACTTGATTTTATACCACATTTAAGTTCTCATTATATACCATCGCATATTGAAGGACAAATTAGAATAGATGTTACAAATCCATTATGTTATGATGAATGGAAAAAATATAAATTTGTACTATCTCCGCCAGGTGCAGGTATTGATTGTCATAGAACATGGGAAGCCGTGCATGCAGGATGTATTCCAATAGTATTGTCTTCAAATTTAAATGAATTATATATTGATTTGCCAATAGTAGTAGTTAAAAGTTGGGATGAAATTACACGTGATTTTTTAGAAAAAAAATACGAAGAATATCAACAAAATAAAGAAAATAACATATATAATTATGATAAATTAACTCTTGAATATTGGACAAATAAAATAATAAATATAAATGAAAATAAGCCCAAGATTCATTTTATCACATATGCAAATGAAGTATTTGAATTAGCCAAAGAACGATTATTGAAAGAAGCCAGAGAATTTGGTGAATTTGCAACAATAAAGGGGTATGTGCCAGCAGATTTGCCCCAAATTTTTAGAGAAAAATATAAAGAAATTTTAAACCAATCGCGTGGTGGAGGATATTGGATATGGCGCCCGTTGATAATATATGATACATTAAAGAATATGAATGAAAACGATTATTTAATTTATTTAGATGCTGGTTGCAAATTAAACATTCATGGAAAAACAAGATTTCATGAATATATAGATTTATTAAATAAAAGTGATTACGGGATATTGTCGTTTCAAATGTCAGGAAATACTGGCCCAGGTACACTAGAAATAGAGAAAAAATGGACAATAAAAGAAATATTTGAACATTTTAATGTAGATATGAATAGCAATATTGCAAACAGCGGTCAATATTTAGGTGGTGTTTTAGTAATGAAAAAAAGTGAACATTTATATAATTATATGAAAGCATATCTTTCAACTATTCTTACAAAATCACAACTATGCACAGATATATATAATAATAATAATCAAATAAGCGAATTTAATGAAAATAGACATGAGCAAAGTATTAGTAGTATATTAAGAAAACAGATGGGATCTGTAGTAATAGATGGCGATGAATCATGGATGCCTCCATTTGGTGAAGGAGAATCCTTGAAATATCCATTCTGGGCAACACGTTCTAGGCAATAATTCCTATGTTATAAATTTAGATGTCCTCTCATAAACTAAATGAAATTATTTTTCTCATTTAGTTTATTTATTAACCAATAAGTCCAAGTAGCCTATCTGCAATCAGTTTCACTACTGGCACAGATACAGCATTTCCAGCAAGTTTGTATAGGCTCGCATCAGATAACTTGGGCAAAGTATAAGATTCGGGAAACCCTTGAAAATTAAAGCATTCGCGCGGTGTCAACTTTCTAACGCCTTTATTGTCCAATACTAAAGGTACGTTATGACCTCCGGTTCCCATGTTAGCAGTTAATGTAGGGCACTCATTGCTTTTATTCTCTCTTACATATACTCGTCGATATTGGTATATCGTATTTTGTTTGACAACATCTTTCTTTACTAAATCCCACGTGGATGATTTATCCGTGTAGTAATATTTGTCAGGAATGTTCTCTTCTAGCAATGATTCTATTTGTTTTTTTTCTACTTTATTAAAATCAAGTGAGAACTTGGCGTATATGTCTTCTGATTTCATGCATACGATGTATATTCTCTCTCTGTGTTGTGGGATGCCAGTAATTTCCGCGGTATTTTGAACTTTACATTGAATCAAGTATCCGCGGTTTGTCAGCTGGGTTTTTATTGTCTCAAACGTTTTTTTGTTATCATGTGAAATCAGATTTTTTACATTTTCAAGAACAATAAATTTCGGCTTGTGATAATCAACTATTTCCAAAATTTTCCAAAATACGTTGGATCTGCTGTCATTAAAGCCTTCTTGCTTTCCAGCAATACTAAATGGTTGGCATGGAAATCCGCCTGTTAATATGTCGTGCGCAGGTATATCGGCGACTTTGATGTCATTTAGATCTTGTAGCGTTAAAGGATGTTTGAAATTTGCATCATATGCGCGTTTAGAACCTTCAACCATGTCGTTCGCAAAAACACATTCCACCTTACCAGTGCTCTCAAATGCAGAAGTGAATGCACCCGTTCCAGCAAACAAGTCTATCATTTTTAGTTTTGCGGGCATTGTGGGTTGTGGGGTTATATGTGGGCTGTGGGGCCCGGGCGACTCCGCATCATGAATGAGTTTAATTAATTCTTGTCTATTTTTAGATTTACATTTTGTAATTTGTAATTCCGCGCATCTAATCAATAAATCTGTTTTGCACGCATTATCGTAATCCATCTGAGAGAATATATAGTAGTATGTTTAATTATATATTTTCATTATTCTTTTATTAGATTAAAACTCATCTGTTTTATCTATTTGTATATGTATAATTATGAATATGGAAGACATTTGTAAAATATGCCACGAAGATTCGACCAGCCACTCCTTTTCCAAACTATGCGAAATCGGGGGCGTTTCAATATTTTATACCAAACCGGCAGACGCAACCAAATATACCGATAAGGAAGGAATTCTTGCTCATTATGACAATATGTTGAAGCATAATGGCGACAAGCCGTGGACATGGATTTTTGATAGCGATGGATTTGGAATGAAACACGCGCTGGAAATCAACACAGGTATTGGGATTGCAAAACTTATTACCTCAAAATATTCCAAAAATCTGCAAAAAATTGTCGTGAAAAATCCAACTTGGCATATTAAATTAATGTATACATGTGTCTCCCCTTTTCTCTCTACAAAGGTAAATTCAATGGTAGAATTTTCAAATGATTTTTTGGTGTAGAGAGAAAAAGAGTGCAATGATCCGCAGACTCAACTCCAAAAAATGAAATATTCGGTCATCCCGTCTAATAATTCTCGTTCCTTTTTAACTTTCGGCGTCGCGACCGGTTGATGTATGCATTTTAATATATCTTTACACAAGGATTCACACTCGATAACGGCTTGTGTTTTATTACATACACTCTGGTTCTCTTTTTTATGTGATTCATTCTTGTCCATGACAATATATGTATTGAGTATATATTTATAAAATATTATTATAACGATTGTTATACTATTGAGGCTTTACAAATATATATAGATATTGGTATTCATAACCAACTTTCAATAAATCAATTTTTCCTTGAAGAAGAAATCCAGCTTCTTGTGCCATTACGATGATTGCCTTGTGCGGTTCCATATAAAATATGTGTTTATTCTTGCGCGTCTTGTCGCCATCCTTTTCCTTAAATTTCTCGGTAAAAGTAGCGACATTTTTATCTGCATCCAAATTGAAGTTGGCTACATATTCCATGTTATTAAACATGACTTTTGATTGAGTAATGCGCTCCTTTGCATATCTTAGTGGTGATACTAAAAACAGCGGGTTTGCGGGCGGAAGAATGGGATCAAACATATCTCTCTCGACAACATGCACAACCAAAAATCCTCCAGGCATGAGCCATTTCATAGTATTGTTGAAGAACGCCATCTTATCTTTGAAATAATATATGCTAAAGTACAAACAAAGAATATGAGTGTATGATCCCGGCATAAACAAAGAGGAGTCCATAACATTGCCTTCAACAAAATTAAACTGGGGATAATTTTCTGACGCCTTTTTCACCATGGCTGCAGAAGAATCCACACCAGTCGACTTTATACCTTGAGCTTCAAGTAATGCAACATGATGACCGGTTCCACTGCCAATATCCAACACAATACTTTCGCTTGTTGGTTTAGTCGCATTAATAATTTCACCAATCTCATAATTGTCCTTTGCTTGATTGAATACCAGCTGGTCATAGAGACCTGCATAAAAATCATCATAAATCTCAGGGCCTTCCTTCAACGTAAAAACATCTTGTTGTATAAACCCTTCTTGATTGAAAGATTTATTTCTATTCGTTATCGTGTTAAATGTAGCTACAACTATCAACAATATTAATACTAATATTAAAATAATTGCCCACCCAGATAAATCATTAAAGCTGGATGCTATAGAATGTTCTTTCATATATATGTTATAGTCATATTTTTTTTGTATGAATTATATTTAATGAATACCGATTCTGAAATAAATGATATACGCGAACAGAGAGATTTTAAAGGTATTACATTTTCAGGATTTAAAAAATCAGAAGTAAGAAAAGAATTACTAAATAGTTTAACTAATTCAAGATTAGAACCCTCCTGTTATTGGAGCGCAGAATTAATATGTGCTGGCCATTTTGCAGACCTCTGGGAAATCATATTTTTTTTTTATAGTAAACATATCCATCTAGGAAGTCCAATATTAGCGACTTACTTGGAAATGCGCATAAAAAACTTTAAAGAGATCATTTCGGGAGGCTATGCTGGTAAGGAGTTGAACATGAGAAATAATGAAAAACTGAGAAAATTATTATGCGAGGTCATTTGTATATTGTGTGAAGTAGAGAGAAAACACTCATTTGAAGAAATAAAAATATATCAAGAGGATTTTGATATCACGCATCTTACGGACAAGTTAAAGGCGCCAAATGTTTTATATGCGCAGAGCGTATTTCAACCAGAAGACCCAAAAGAATTATACATTGCTGTTAATGAATTGTCATATAATTTATCTAAAGAGGGGCGAAATACGATTCATGCGTGCTATTGGCTGGAATGGATAATGGAATTTAAAAATGTTTGCAAAAGCAAGCGCGAAAAATGCGCATGTGAACGTAGAAGCTGGGCGCCAGTAGAGAGCAAGGACCAACTAGACATCGTTTGGCTCGTTTGGGATATTTTCATGAAAGAGGCCGATAATAGAAAAAATCCGCTTATTAAAAAAATAATTAATAGCCTAATGACCTTGTTTACATTGAAATTTTCAGCAAGCACTTATAAAAAACGCAAGTTTATTATGTATTTTATTATTTCGTTGCTGGTTGACAATCCCAAAATGGGCAATGAGTTGATTAAGGATACTACAAAGGAGAAGGTTTCGCTTGTGGTAAATAAAGTACATTTGGTTTATAAGCAAATTAAAAAGAATGAACAACGCCCTGCGACGGATTACCTGTTTCATAATGTAAATAATAGCAATCTAGAAAAGACGATTGAAAAATTGGACAAAATGAATGACTTTGCAGAGACGTTTATTCCACGTCTCTAGATTTAGATTTTATATTTTAAAAAGATTAAGTTAATACGTGAATAATAATTATTGATGTATTTTTTACCATTTTAAATCTTCATAGATATATATGATATTTATTGCCCATAGAGGTAACATGAACGGACCCGACCCAAAAAATGAAAATAAGACTGAATATCTACTTAATGCAATTTCAATGGGATTTTTCATAGAAACAGATTTGTGGATGATAGAAGATAAATTATATTTAGGTCATGATAATCCTCAATATGAAATAACAACAAATTTTTTATTAGAGATAAAAGAAAAATTATTCTGTCATTGCAAAAATATACGTGCATTACATTTTATAATCAATAATTACCCAGATATAGAATGTTTCTATCATAATGAAGATGAGTGTGTATTAACATCTAAAAATCATATATGGAATTATCCGGGTTCAGAATTAACAGATACATCTATATGCGTTATGCCAGAAAGAGTGAATCAAACACCTATAAATTGTTTTGGAGTGTGCACAGATTACCCTGTAAAATATAAAAATTCTAGTGTATAAATTATTTTTGTAGTAATTTTGTAGTAATTTTGTAGTAATTTTGTAGTAATTTTGTAGTAATTTTGTAGTATTTTTAGCATTTTATAGTGTTTTGTAATATTTTGTAGTATTATTTTAGTATTATTTTAGTATTATTATATAACATGAAATATACTTCATATTTATTTGATTTAGATGGGGTTTTAGTAAATACAGATGAAATACAATATAAAACCACATCGGATGCTATATTGCACATATTGAACTATAATATTTCGTGTGATTGTAAAATTGAATCAGTTTTTAGATCAACTATTACAACTTTAGAAAAATTACATTTTTTGTCAACTTATTTAGCATTAAGTGAAGATATAATTCATATTATATATGAAAAAAAAAAAGAATTAGCAAATTCTTATTTTTCAAAATTAAAAGTTGATAATGAAAAAAAAGAATTAATGACTTATTTAAAAAATAATAAATGCAAAATTGCTGTAGTAACAAACTCCAATAAAAACTCAGCCCAAATAGTTTTAAAAAATATCGGAATATATGAGTTCATTGACGTAATTATTGCCAATGAGGACGTAATAAATAAAAAACCAGATCCAGAACCATACTTAACAGCAATTGAAAAGATCGAGAGTTCTAAGGAAGAATGTGTAATATTTGAAGATTCTGAAATTGGATTGATATCTGCAAGAGCAACCGGGTGCTATTTTTATCACGTTAAGTCTTATTTAGAAGTAAATACTAAATTAGTCCAATCATTAAATATGTAAACTATAATAATTAGCTATTAAGTAAAGCGTAATAGTAAGTATTTTGAAAATGCATCGTGTCTAGTTGATTGAATTTTATACATAAAATATTTAAACTATAACTAGTTTAAATATTCTATAATTATATACATACATATATTAATAATGCAAGTTATAATTTCTATGGCAGGATTAGGAAGTAGATTTTCTGAAAGAGGATTTGTTACTCCAAAGCATTTAATTAAGGTTGACAAAAAAACATTGATTGAGTTGGCAATTGAAAGTTTAGATATAGAGGGCGACTATATATTTATATTAAGAAAAACGGAAAATATAGAAGAAAATGAAGGTCTTAAAACCTTATTAAGAAAACTTAAACCTGATTGCAAAATTATAGAGATTGATTATGTAACTGATGGGCCTGCTTCAAGCTGTTATCTAGCAAAGGATTTTTTAAATATTGAAAACGAATTAATTATAACTAATTGTGACCAAATACTTGAATGGAATTCAAATCGATTTTTATTGGAAACGCGAACTAATTATTTTGATTGCTCTGTATTAACATATATTTCAGATAATCCCAAAAATAGTTTTATAAAATCCGATGAAAATAATGTAGCTATTGAAATTAAAGAAAAGGAAGCAATAAGCAATGTTGCTCTAGTTGGAGTTCACTATTTTAAAAAGGCATTGCATTTTTTGGATTCATATGAAGAAATATATAAAAATAATATAAGGACTAAAAATGAATTTTATGTGTCGGCTGTTTGTAATAATTTGATAAAAACGAATAAAGTCGGGCATGTGCTTTTATGTGATAATGAAAAATATCATTCAACAGGCACACCGGATTGTTATTTCAAATATCTGAGATATATTGATAAAATGAACATAAAAATGTATAAATTAGAAGATATGTTTCGTGGATGGTTTATAGGAGATTTTGAGCCGTCGGTATTAAAAAATACTGGATTTGAAATTGGATATTTATTGCATAAAAAAGGTGAAATTTGGCAAACGCATTACCATAATAATTTGATCGAAGTTAATTTAATGGTAGAAGGCAGAATGATATTAAATGATTTAGAAATTAACAAAAATGAAATATTTGTAATTGACAAAAAAGTTATTGCGTGTCCCATATTTTTAGAAGATTGTCGCATACTTTGCATTAAAATACCACATATGGTAGGAGATAAAATAATAATATAATAATTATTTGTATTTTACACATTTGGACATTATGCCAATGTGCATTACAACTGACGATTTGTTCAATATGATACCATAAATGAGTATCAAACATATTTTATTTGCTAAATAATTAAGCAAATAAAAACGGCATTTTAAAATATCCAATAGTGTAAAAGAAATAACTGGAAAATATAGCATTACATGTACTGGTATTATAGCACGAACCCTAATTATTGTCAAACTTTAATAAATTATTTTTAGTTGCGTAAAAATAAAACTAAATAAATATTATTAAATAATATAACATGGATAGAACCCATTGTGTTATTTGTGATGATAATACGTTTATACATGTTGCAAATTTATATAATACTATAAATATTGTAAGTACTACAGAATTACATGACAATGAAATAAAGGATTTGCAATTTATGGGATGTTTAAATTGCGGATGTGTTCAATTAAAAAATTTATTTTTACAAAGCGAGATATATTCTCAACCATTGCAAGTATTTGATGGACCTGCTATTCGGAAACATCATGATTTATTTTGCGATTTTATTATAAATAATATTAATTATGAAGAAGAATTATTTGAAATAGGCGGTGCTTATGGGAATTTAGCTAAACGAATTATTAAAAATTATTCGGAATATAATTCAAATATAAGATACAAAATATTAGAATATAATGCAAATCATTATCCATTAATTGACAACGTAGAATATATAACTGGTGATTGTGAAGTATACAATTATGATGGTATAAACACAATTATTATGTCTCATGTTTTTGAGCATTTATATCGTCCTAGAGATTTTTTAAAAAAAATAAGTAATACAGCTGTTCAGAATATATTAATTTCTATTCCAGATATGGATAATTTGACGTTGACCGGTGATTTAAATAATCTAAATATTTTACATACATTTTATATTAATACACCATATATTGTTTATTTATTTAATCAATATGGTTTTAATTTAAAAAAAACGGAAAATTATTATAGTAATTCAAACTTTTACTATTTTAAAAAAGAAGCGGTTTTAAACGTGGTTTCTTATAAAAATTTAGAATTACCAACACAGCAAAAGATATTTTACGAAGAAAGCATAAAAAATATTAAAAAAATAAATATAAATAAACCATTTTATATATGTCCTTCAGGATTTTATGGTCAATTTATATATTTTCATTTAAATGACGAAACAAAAGAAAATTTGTTGGGTTTTTTAGATGGCGATAAATTTAAAATAAATAAACGTTTAGGTGGAACAAAATTGCACATTTTTGAAAAAAATATAATTGCAGACAAAAATGAAATTAATGTTTTGATATCTTCTTCAAAACATACAAATGAAATAAGGGATGAATTATTATCATATAATAAAAATATTACATTTATTACACTTGACGAATAGATATATCTTGAAGATTTAACTTGACAGAAAAAATGCTAAATAAAAACTATCAAACTCGAATAATTATATATTTTGTTCGTATAATATATAATATGAAACATGGAACAACGAGAAAACGTTCTAACCAACGTGGCCGGCGCACACGCGCTCGTGGAGGAAAAGCCCCATCTGCTTCTTCGTTATCTGCGTTTGAGAGCGATATTGCGTGTAAATTTTTAGAAATGTTAAACACAATTAAAGTATATCATTGGAAAACGCATAGCTATGCGACGCACAAGGCGACGGATGAATTGTATGCCAGTTTAGGTGCCAACATTGACAAGTTCGTCGAGGTTCTGCTTGGTAAAGCACAAAATCGCATCAAACTACGGACAAAGCATATACCAGTGAAAGATATGAATAGCCCGCAAGAATTCAAGAGAGAAATTGATTCGTACAAGAGTTATTTAGTCAATTTAAGCAATAACAAGGCGCTTGGAGCGGGAGGAATGACGAATAGCGATTTGTTGAATATTCGCGATGAGATTTTAGCAGATTTAAATCAATTCCTTTACTTGTTCACTTTCAAATAAAAAGTGGATATGGTTGAAATACATATATAATCAAAATTTAATATATGCATTTTATTTATAATGTTGCCCTCACCGAACAAAGATTCATTTCCAGAATTACTAACAAATACCCCAAGCTTAGATTCTGATTCAAGTGGCGAAGGCATATTTTCTTCGTGGTGGGTATGGATATTCATTATTCTATTATTAGCATATCTAGGATTCAATATTTTCAATTATTTAGCAAAAGGCGCAGAAACCACTAATGATGTTCTCTCGCCGTTTTGGGCATATATAATGCCGTTCTTTAATTACGGGCCAACAAGTATTAGCTCAGTGGAAACAGATGAGGATAATGTAGATGGCGAGGATAAAGAGGTCGATGACCAACAAGATGGTGGAAACAAACCAATCTCGGCGGAAAATGCAACACCCAACCCAGCTTCCGTGTCAAAAATGAGCCCAGATTCAGTTCATAACCAAAATGCACCTGATAACGCACAAAACACAGCATTGAACCGCGCATTGAATATATCGAAACAACATGAGTTATCCAAGCAAGAATACGTTGCAAATGATTCATATGATAGCACGCAACAAGGCAAGGCGGGTTGGTGTTATATTGGAAGCGAGCAAGGGTATCGCAGTTGCAGTCAAGTAGGTGAGGCGGATACTTGTATGTCAGGCAATATTTTCCCGACACAAGATGTCTGCGTTAATCCTAGCCTGCGCGCATAAATTTGTAGCCCACTGGAAATTTATTTCCGCTATTTGTCATAATATATCGACGTCTAGGATAATATGTTGGCAACCCGCTACTATAACATAGAGGTATAATCGGTCCAGGCACATCAGATGCCGAGCTTGGATTACAATTATCATTTGCTTGTGTAATAGATAAAATTTCCCCGGTACAAATATTTTCTGCAATATTACAAATTAAATTACCTCCGTCAGGAATGATGATACGAGGTGTGGGCTCTGGGGGTGGGTTAATATAAGGCAATACTGGAACAAGTTTAGGATTAATTGGGTTGTTGTCAGGTAATTCAAAAGACGGGTCTTCATTTATATATATAGGCGGGCCGGTAGGAGTTACATAAATCGGACATATCTGTACAAATGTAGTAGTTACGCCTGGTCGTGGTACAATATTTTGTGTATTTGGGTTGATGGGCAATTTGTTAGGAATCGTTGGTTCTACGAAAGTTGGGCACGTAATAGGTCCCACGGCAGGAGCTCCATTATCTAAATAAATGGTCCTATAATTCACCCGCTTTAAACTTTGAGTATTTGGCATAGTAGCATTCACAGATTGGGACGCCCACGTTGTATTACGATTCGTCCACATCCCTTTGGCAATTTGCGAATAACGTTGTTGTTTAGTAATATTGCTACTATTCTTTTTATACTGAAGAACGTTTCCCTTACTTAACATGGCAATAGTACCTGCCTCTACTGGAGTTATTGTATCTACGGGTAATGTTGAACATACTCCTCCGACACGACTCCAAACACGTGGTGGTTTAGGAGGTTGGCCATTAAATGCAAAGCATGCCATTATATATATTGGTTTATTTTCTTTGCACCAATAATCAATATAAAATCATATTTTTATTAAAAAATATGATAAAACGAATACAAAATACTGAAACACGGCGATAAAATTACGGGTTGAACATGTCTTGGTTTCCGAAAAAGTACCAACGCAAAGACAAGTAGTCGGGCTTGTTCATCTCTAAATCACTTGCAGAACTATCCAATAACTTACGATTCGGTCCGCGGTTAAAAAGGGCTAAAATTTGGGATCCATTCAAGGCATAGTTAAAATACCACAAATTAGAGACATACCCAGAAAATCCACCATTTGCGCAAAGCCAGACGTCTCCGTAGTTTTGTTTGGGTACACCCGCTAGCACAACACTTTGAGTAATAACACCATTAATATAAACATCCATAGTCGTATTTTGGCATCTAATAACAACATTTACCCACTTATTCAATGGAATATCAGGTATAGTTACCTCTTGATTCATATCATTGAAAGTATTCATAACTATTGCAAGAGCATTTGTGTTGGGAGCAATATACAATCCTGGCGCGTTATTGGGGAAAACCTTGCCGTTTTGTGCAATCTGCGATGGATCGTCGCCCTTGTGGAAAATATGTTTATAAATACCCGAGTTATATGTCAAATCATCTATATAAATCCAAGTCGACCAAGTAAATTCAATACCATCTTGTTCATTTTGCGAACGTCCAATTGTTTTAGAACCTTTTATTGCTGGATCTTGGCTAAATACTTTTAATTGCTTGCCTTCTTGCATTCCATCAATAAACCGAGGCGAGTTATTTGGTCCAAGAATCCAACTAAGTAAACTAATTCCTAAACGTAGGAGAATAATGAATATAAAAAAAGTTAATAATAAGAATGCAACTTGTGCCACTAAACTATTTGATTCTAAGAAATCTTTGGTAGCATAGGGAGAAGAAAGAATTGAAAACTTATTATAATTTGAGTTGTCTCCGTTAAACATGTCCATAATCTATATATATATACAATTAGATATTTTATGGAAATCTAAATTTATAATGTAAATTGTGCCTTTTCTTGATTATCTGTTAATAATGCAACTTTCACTTTATATTTACCAAACAAGTTAGAAAACAATCCACCACCATATCCTTTCATATAAGTATCCCATGCCATTTGCGGGTTGGATGCAGTGTTCCAATATTGCAATTTGCTAGTCCAGCCATTAAAGCCTCCATTCGGGGTTAAATAAATATTTGCGGTGGGTGTTATCTTTGCAGTTCCAGGGAGAATACCTGTGCGGACAAGCTTACCATCTATATAGACATCAAGCGTTCGCCCATATACACTAAAGAACAAGTTCACCCACTTTTGAATAGGAACGTTAACTATCTCTAAATAATGAACCATGCCTTGAGAATTAGTAGACGCGTTGGTATAGCAGGTAAGCGCAATAGTTAAGTTATTTTCTTTGCCACCGAGCACTACAAATGGGCATGGTTGTAGGCTAGATAAATCTTGCGGATTGTTGATATTGGTTCCAATACTAGTTTCAGTCGAAGTACCAGCACCGCTGGCAGTCGTCATGGACTCTGACGCAATTGCTGTACCAGATCTACCCATAATGATTTTTTGTTCGCCATAACGATAATTCCAATCATTAATGTAGAACCACATAGAGTATGTGAAATTGCTAGAGTTCATACTATTCTCGCCCGAACTACTTGGGTTAATCATTGTCATGACATTACCAGCAGTTATTTGTGAATTCAACATATCTCGCTCCTTTGTGATATAAGTGAAAATAAAATACAATAAAACTAGTATTACAAGTATCCATAAAATTGTTTGCCACTCCATATATAATATATATCTTCATAAAAAAAATATTTATTATATAATTATAGTATTTCATAATTATATTACATAATTACTCAAATTACACCATTATATTCTATTGCACATTTTTACTGATAAGATCTGCATTTGATTCTGCAAACGAAAGCATTGGTGGCGTTTTATCCTTTACAGAATTATATAACGCTAATATACTATTTGAATCTAATACATGGTTATAATATACAACGTTGCATATTGCTCCATTTATTCCATTTGGTGAGCCAATTATCATCGCGTCAAGTTCCATATATGGAACAATATTTTTTGCAGATTTCACAAGTTTTCCATTGTAAAATATATCTAAAACTCCTCCGTTATAATTAACAAGAATATGATTCCATTTTTGCAATAACACATTTTCTAATTTGTAGATAATAACATCTCCATTTTCGTCCTTGTCCATATTGGAACGCGCTATCATATCATCAGTAAGGTCTTTTATTTTGGCAGTAATAATCATGGTATTATTGCTCGCCTTGTACAATATGGCTGGTTTTCCCCCATAACTAAATACGGGTGTATATTTATCAAATGCAGCGCTTGTGCTTGGAGGCAACGCATCAAGATACAACCATAATGAAAGGGCATAATTATATTCATACACTGGATTGGTCGCGGCTGGATCAATATCATTCAATGGTACGTATGACGCGATCGTATATGGCTGTTTTAAAATGACTGATTCATTCACTAATATTTTTCCGCCTTGATATGTCGCAATTACCCATTGCATACCCATCGGCAGAAGATAATAAATCGCAATCAAGAGAATGCTAATTACAAGTAATATGACTTCCGGCAACTTGGTCTTTTCCTTTTCCTTATAAATTTGAGCTACTATTACATCAAGTATACCTGCAAGGATACATGGGATATATAAAATGGTATTTACTAATAATCTAAACCAAGGCCAAGACTGCAAAATGGGGCTTCTAACCAATACTTTATACATCAACGTAAGAAGGGTTGAAATAATCAATACATTCAATATAATAGATAAGGTAGGTGATGTGCTCGACGTGTTGAAAATCATAAAAACCAGGAACATTGTGAAAATTATGCTACAACTTACACCAATTGCGAGTTGAAATAGATTAATAACATATGTTGGTGTGGGGGGTACATAGGAATATACGTCAGATTTTGAAAATGCAAGCACATAATAAAGTACGATTGCAAATAAAAAACAGCCAATAACAAGAGATGTTATAGTGACCGGTCCAAAATAATCACTTGATAAATTCAACAAGTCATAATAATACATGACAAATACTAATGAGAGAAATAAAACCATGATGGATAGATATTTTATTCGTATTGCCGTTAACATATTATTTGTCAGAAACTTCAATGGATTATATTTATACGTTATTCCAATGAGACCAACCAATGCCAAAATAGATATAAGGTCGGTTGCATTGCGTGCGGAGAATATATTTGTTTTAGTTTGATTATTGTTTTGGTCATCAATATTAACTTGGTTATTTACAATATCAACCATGCTTAATTATATATATATCAAGAATAGAATATAAATTTTATTGTAATACTAGCGACATGTCATTCACATATTTTCCATGGCTGTTTTTTTACCATGACATTCGCGACACAAAGCAACTAAATTTCCGACATCATTTCCGCCGCCATATTCTAATCGTTTTATATGGTCTACTTCAAACCAAGCAGTTAACTGATTCTCGCAGTCTCCGCATTTCCAATTTTGTTGGGATGCGACAAATTTTTTCTTGGTTTCACTTACAGAACGCTTGGTAGCCTTTTTGCCCGACTGAAGGATTCGTTGCTCGTTCAAGTTGTTGGACTCCATAAAAGATGACATGAACGCGCCAGTTCGTGTGCCTCCTTCTCCCCCTCCACTGCCTCCAGATTGGTCATTCATAGTAAAATCCAAAATTGGATTAATCATATTCATTGACGTCTTATTTATTGGCATATATTTCACCATATTATTTGCATGCATTAACATATTTTTGCATTGTGCTGGGTTGCGTTTCAAAAGCAAGTAAACGCCGACTCCTAAAACTCCATAAAAGGCCATTTGATAATATTTTTTACCTGCCATGAACATTTTAGTATATTTACCATCATGATATGTATTATATATTAAAAATCCTGTTACTAATATCAATACTAATTCTATCCGCATATATAGATAATTACGAAAAGAAAATCGTAATTATATTACCACATGCAAGCAAAATAACATTACGCTATAAATGTAATGTTTGTACTCTTATCATATTTGCTCATCAATCCGGTTCCAGCAATGTGTCCCCACATGGGAAGAAATATTTCGGTCGCTTTTCCTAGATATACTGACGAGAAACAATACAAACTTCTTGAACATATGATTACATCGCAATTACACAAAAATGTCAAATCCATATCAGAATCATTATTACGAATCCTTTGATATGGTAAGCTTACCTCTCCAATTGGCGACGAAACTATCACGACATTATGCTCTGGATATTTTGCCTTGGCGTGATTTATAAAATCTTGTACTCTATTTTCGGCAATCGGCGCCTGACAATCATGTGTATTATAATGACGTCCCCACCCACCCACAGCAATGCCATGTCTCTCAAAAAATAAGCGTTCGCTTTCCAAATCAATATTTATATTTCCTGAATTTAATCTATCTCGATAATATTCAGCCGATAACATACCATTATAATCATAACGCGTAGAAACATCGTCTAGACGCAAATGCACTCCAATTGTTTTCTTGAAGTCAATATCTGGGAATGTATATCCTTTATTTATTATCAACCCGTCTAATATATCTCTCATTTTAGAATAAAGATGCATCTTGAAATAGCTAACTAGGTCGCATTCTATTTTTTTACAGACCTTCATGTTGTTTCCTGGCCAATCTTGTTCACTATGTTCAACAAAAAATTCAGTCCATAAATGGTCATGAGATCCAAGTTCATCGCCTAACTCCTTATTGTATTTATGTATAAAGGTTGATATCATTTGCATAAAGATACTATCGCCGAATAATATACCAGCGCTATCGTGAATAAACCATTTATGGTAATGTGCATATATAATTTGCATAAGATACCAAGTAAAATTCGCCCCCATTCTATCTGGTCTGCTAATTAAAATAATAAACATGGCGAATCTATTTGTAATAATAAATGATTAAAAAATTATTTTTTTTACCGAATTATTTCTAAAATAAATTCCTTAAATCATGCACCAACTTGTCTATATTAATGATTTCGGTAGGAGTTCTATATAAATAATTTAGAATGAGATTGTTTATTTTTTCATTTTTATATCCAGCTTCCAAGAATGCAGAATAACATATTATAAAGCCCCATAAATCAATCAGTTGAAGAAATACATTTTTAAAGTATCCAATCGTATCAAATTGGCCATTTCGCGTGTATTCAAGCAAAATATCACTTAAATATGGGATAATGATAGAATCTTGAATATTTTGTTTGCCTGTTATATCTCCCCATATTGACGTAATAGTTTTAATATGTCCTTTACCTCGTTTTTTATTCCATTTTTCAATATATCCCCTTAAAAATCCACCGACCGAGTTATTGTCTAAATGAGTCGTCGTCTTTAAAAACGTAGAGTACATGTTTTTGAAAGTATTATTAAACAATATTATCGAAAATGGCAAATTATATTGTAGTGGTTTTCCCAGCAATACGTCTGGTATATTTTTTCCACTTGCGGAATACATTGACAATCCCCAATCAATTAGTCTTACATACTTAGTGCTGACGTCAACTACTATGTTTGCCTCTTTAATATCCGCATGATATACGTGGTATTTATTCATGGGCAATATCCCATTCACAAGTAGCTGAATCATACGCCCATTCAACTCCTTTATTCCATTTAGCGATAAACCAGAATAGATATAAGTGCCCAATTCAACCCCCCCATCTTGTAAATTTATACACGATACTTTATCAAGATTTTTATTTATATTTTTACCATTTATGTCCCGCTTTCTCAATACTTTGCATTTTGTATCAAAATTATCCAAGTCTTGCCTAGTTAATGGCGCAGGTTGACAAACATTTGCGCCTTCGATGATAAAATAATTCTTATAGTTGGGGATTTTTTGCAAAATGGGTAAATATTTGGTTATCTCCATATATTCGCGTTTAACGTATTTGTTCAACATCAATTTTGATATTGTATTTGATAGACGTTTGCGCGTACCACGGCATCTTAACGCAGGACGAAACACGCATCCATAACCTCCCGACCCAATTACTTTACCCCCGTGTTTATGGGTTTTTCTTCTACGACGGGATTGTTTATACTTTCTTGTTTTCATAACTATGTTATTATATTATTGTGATATAATAATACTTTTGAACTATATTTACTTGTCGTATAAATAATATATGGATGAACCAACTATACAAATAAACCCTAGGTATATTGCCTTCTCTCTCATGCGATAATATTCACTAAATTTGACCTCTTTCGGTTTATATGCCTCGTAATATTGAACGTAAAATTCACTTAAACTAATCTTACGTTTTTCTAATTTTTCGTTGATTTTATTGTGTATGAAATGCATCCACCGAACAAACGAATCTCGGGAATCTAAATAGGGAGAAACTGGATATTCATCTAATAATTTGCTAAAATCGGATGCATGCTTTTCTACAGGAATAAACAATGGCAAACTTTGTATGAAATCATAGTATTTTTTTTTCGTGACGGCATTTGGATACTTTGGATAATTCATTGAAATAGTATGCAAGAAAAACCAATAATGTGGCCCGAAAACTTTTGGGTCTAATGCCATTATAGTAAAATACATATAAAAACATTACAAGATAAACACATAATGCACAAAATGGTTGCCCATACTCTATGTAATAATTGTGGAAAACAGGGACATTCGTTTCATCAATGTAAATTACCTATAACAAGCTACGGAATTATATTATGTCGGCCAAGTAATAAAGGTGTCCAATTTTTAATGATTCGGCGGAAAGATAGTTTTGGATACATTGATTTTATACGTGGCAAATATTCCCCCTACAATATTGAACAATTACAACACACTATCAATGAAATGTCGGTCATCGAAAAAAAACAAATTATAAACGAGCCATTTAACAAATTATGGGCGATGATGTGGGGAAATACGTCGTCGGAGAATCAATTTCGCAGTGAAGAATCCATTTCTGTAAAAAAATTCGAGTTAATTACAAATGGCGTCTATATTAATAATGTGAAGTATACTTTGCGCGATTTAGTCGAGAAAAGCGACACGGCATGGACGGAAACTGAATGGGAATTTCCCAAGGGACGGCGCAATCCTCAGGAGAGAGATCTTGATTGCGGACTTCGCGAATTTGAAGAGGAAACCGGATATTCACAAGATAGCATCGCCATAGTTGAAAATATTTTACCATTTGAAGAGATATTTATTGGGTCAAATCACAAATCTTATAAGCATAAATATTTTTTGGCATATATGAGTGAATATAAGAATCAAGAAAAGGACGACATGGTTAATTTACAAAAATATCAAAAGTCTGAAGTATCCAAGCTAGAATGGAAAACATTTGAGGAGTGTTTAAAATCAATTCGTCCTTATAATTTAGAAAAAAAGAAAATTATTACAAATATCAATAACTTGCTACAACAATATAAATTATATTATTCTACGTAATATATAAGTATGGCTTATGAATTAAAACAGGAATATGAATTAAATCAATGCGACAACCCTGGAAATCAATATAGCAAAGAGTGTAATACTTTTTTGTTGAAAAAAGAGTTGACAGAATATAATTATTTGTCTGAGAATTCCGATGAAAATGAATCCTTATAACCATCCTTAGACGACCCCAACTTCATTATTAAAATTGCAGAGAAGAAAGAATTTAACGATACGAAATATGACGGGGACATATACCAAGATATACAAAAAAGAGCAGATATGTTAAGCGTCGCCGAATTTGAATTGGCTCCGCATCAGCTATTTGTTAAAAACTTTTTGTCGTCGCAAACACCTTATAATAGTTTGCTCCTGTATCATCAACTAGGCACGGGTAAAACGTGTAGCGCAATTGGTATTTGTGAAGAGATGCGCGCTTATTTAAAACAAGTTGGTATACAAAAGCGAATTATTATTGTCGCCTCACCCAACGTACAGGATAATTTTCGCCTGCAATTGTTTGACAAGAGAAAACTGAAACTGGTGGATGGATTATGGAATATTCGCGCGTGCACAGGGAATAATTTAATCAAGGAAATTAACCCCATGAATATGAAAAACCTGTCAAAGGAAAAGGTAATCAGTCAAATAGATGCCCTAATAAACACGTCCTATTTATTCTTGGGTTATGACGGGTTTGCGAATTACATTACAAAGATTTTGAATTTTAATAGTGAAAAGCCAAATCCAGCACAAGAAGTACGAAACCTGCGTGCGGAGTTTAATGGGCGATTAATAGTTATAGACGAAGTCCACAATGTACGAATTTCAGAAGATAATGAAAACAAAAAGGTTGCCTTGTATTTGATGAAATTAGTAAAGTCGGTTGAGAATTTACGTTTATTATTGCTTTCCGCTACACCCATGTACAATACATATCGCGAAATCATTTGGTTATTGAATCTAATGAATGCAAATGACCGCCGTGGACAAATTGATATTAAGAACGTATTTGACAAAATGGGAAATTTTAAACCAGGCGGTGAAGAGTTGCTGATACGAAAAGCGACAGGTTATGTATCCTATATACGCGGTGAAAATCCATACACATTTCCGTTTCGCGTATTTCCAAATATATTTAGCCCTGCGAATACTTTTATGGACAGCGCTTATCCAAAATATCAAATGAATGGGAAAATTATTTCCAAGGAAGGTGCAATTCGAATATTAAAGGAGCAAATATATACGACGAATATTGGATCATATCAATCATTGGTATATAAGGTAGTTATTGATGGGTTGCGCAAACGCAAGCCGGTCGCAGTAAATCAGTTTGGCGATTTACGTAAGATGCCGACATTTGAAAACATGGAGACGTTTGGGTATACTATGCTACAATTACCCATTGAATCCTTGATTATGGTATATCCCATGGACGGATTAGAAGAATCTGCTGAACGCGTCCAGCCAATTGAAAGATATTCAGATGGAACTGAAGAGGAAGTTATAATAGCCCCTGAGCCAGTAGCTACACTCGAACCCGTCATTATACCCGCTCCATCCGAAAATCTTGCAGTCGAAGAGGCGGATGATGAAGTTATTACTATCAAGGTGAAGCGTTGCCCAAATGGCACACGACGAAATCCAAAAACAAAGGAGTGTGAAAAAATCAAAAAGAAAATGCCAGCTCCCGAATATGTTCAAGATGAACAAGAAGAACCGGGTGAAGCTGGTCTATTTATCATGAATGCGGAACAAGTAGCACCAGAACCTATTGAAGAATTGAACATTAACTTTGCGAATTTAGAATTGGGACCACAAGTTGAGATTACACGTGTTCCGTCTAGTGAAAACTCTATTCCTGATGCGATTACCGAACAACTACCGGAGATGGATGTGGATATTACTGCAGAGCCTTCAAGTGAAAACTCTATTGCTAGCGCTGGTGGCGATCCATCACCGAATTCTACCGGCATGGACATGGGCGACAATGATTACATTAATTACCACGATTTAACTGGTAAAAAGGGGTTATCTAGAATCATGTCATTTGTTGATAAAACTTCTACTCCGCGTGAAAAGGGTTCATATGCGTATAAAACAGAAAAATATGGCAGGATATTTGCTCCCAATGAAATTGGCAAATATAGCAGTAAGATTAAGAATATCTGCGACATTATTTTAAAGTCTGAGGGCATAATACTCGTGTATTCTCAATACATAGACGCTGGATTAATACCATTTGCTCTTGCACTAGAAGAGCTTGGTTTTACACGAAATGGACGCGACTCTTTGTTTAAAACCCCGCCGACTTCGCCGATTGATGCAATAACTATGCAACCTAGAGATACTGCTGGTGGCAATTTTTCACCTGCAAAATACGCAATGATTACTGGCGACGATCGTCTTAGCCCAGATAATCAAGCAGAAGTAAATGCGATTACAAATGATAATAACAAGGACGGCACCAAAATCAAGGTTGTATTGATTTCTAGGGCTGGCTCAGAGGGCGTAGATTTCAAATTCATACGACAAGTGCACATTTTAGACCCTTGGTATACCATGAATCGTATAGAACAAATCATTGGGCGCGCTGTGCGCAGTTTTAGCCACAAAGATTTGCCGTTTGAAAAACGCAATGTAGAAATTTATTTACATGGTACGATATTGCCAGACAATAAAGAGGAGGCTGCCGATTTATATGTGTATCGTGTTGCAGAATACAAGGCGGTACAAATGGGACGTGTTGCGCGCATATTAAAAGAAACCGCAGTTGATTGTTTATTAAATAACGACCAAGTGAATTTTACTCAAGCAAACATGAATATTAATGTTCGTCAGGTATTGTCCGATGGACAGGTCATAGAGGATTTTCCAGTGGGTGATATGCCGTATAGTGCTACGTGCGATTATATGGAGACTTGTGAATTTAAATGCAAGCCTTTTAAAACTATAGAGCCTGATGATATTAACAATGACACATATAGTGAGTCTTTTATAACAATGAATAATGATAAATTAATACAAAAAGTCAAGGATTTGATGAAGGAAAAGTTTTTTTATAAGAAGAATGAACTTCTCTCTAAAATCAATACACCAAAGCCCTATCCATATGTGCAAATATATGCGGCGTTAACACAACTCATTGAAGACGGCAGCCAAGTTATTGTGGATAAATACGGCAGGAGTGGATATTTAGTAAATATTGACGAATATTATTTGTTTCAACCATCAGAGTTAAATAGCCAGAATTCGTCGGTATTTGATAGGTCTGTGCCTATTGATTACAAGCACAATATGATAAATTTCGAGTTGAGCGATGAAATTACTAAGAAGGAATCGCCTCAAACCGCACCTACACTTGTAGAGAGAGAATTACAATTATCGGTTGATATGGATAGAAAAACAGAAAAAGATGTCAAAACAAACGATCTAATTACCTTGTGTCAAGCGGAGTATGACCTTGCGCTAAGTTTTATCTCTCAAGAGAGAGTTCCACGAGGCGATGATAATTGGTACAAACATTGTGGTGTGGTGATGGGAAGACTTATGAAAGACTATCCCGACATAACATTAGAAGAGCTCAAGGGATATTTGTTAGACCACATATTGGATTTGTTGTTGTATGAGGACAAATTGCAATTGTTGAATTATATTACAAAACTACAAATAGTAGATGAAACATCATTTGAATACAAAATCAAGTCCTATTTTGATAAAAACATCATTAAAGGTGCTGGTATAACTGGTATTATTATGTATAACAAAGATGACCGAAAATTATTGATATTGAATCCAGATGATAATTGGGTAGATGCTGAACGCGAAGACCAAAAAGATTTGACAAACGCGATTAAAGAAAAATATACTATAAATCCGAGCCAATATAATCAATATATTGGTTTTATCGGATATGAGGCAACAAATAAATATCTTGTATTTAAAGTGAAGGATAATCTTGCAAAAAGAACACTAGGCGCGCGATGCGACCAGGCTACCAAGGCGAAAAATATAGTTATGTTAAATAAAATAGTTGGTCAGGATGATAAATACACCAAAGACAATATTAAGCCTTTAACTGATTCTAGTGTGTGCTGTCTACAAGAATTGCTAATGCGCCATTACAATAGTAGAGAGAAAAATGGTAAGATATGGTTTTTGGACCACACCTCCGCCAAGTTATACAAGTTTTAATTTGCGTCTTTTTGGATGTCTATTATACTTTACAAAAATAACATAAATATTGTCTTGCTAGAATACTATGACCACTGGTGATATTTTATTAATTATACTTATGTTTAGCGGAAGTATAGTATTTTGTTGTGTTGCAAATTACATGTGTTGCAGTGAGGATGACTTCACACCTCGACCGGCAGAACCATTGCAAAATAAAGAGACAACTAACATTGCTAAAGTGTAGTTGCAATACAATAAATATAAAAATATATTTTAGATTGGCTGTTGGTTATATAAAAAAAATGAAAATCAGTTAAAAGAATTGTCTATATAGTATATAATGATGGAAGCGCAACCTTCTAAATTAAAATTCAAAAAGAAGGATAATAAAAGGGAGCAAAAAATCAATTCCATTTATTCAAGATGTTTAATTGCAAGACAGGTGACTTTGCCCATGGTTTCTGTGGGCAAAAATTTGAAAGAGACCATTGAAAAAAATATTAAATACGTTATAGAGGGCAAATGTATAGTTGAAGGATTTGTTAAAGTTAATTCAACAAAAATCATTACCTATTCCAGTGGAGTTATCAGTGGTGGGAATATATTATTTGAAGTGGTTATTGAATGCGAAGTATGTTTTCCAGTTGAAGGCATGGTCATTGATTGCGTCGCTAGAAATATTACAAAAGCCGGTATACGTGCAGAAAGTGCAACTGATTCACCGAGTCCAGTTGTAGTATTTGTTGCAAGAGACCATCATTATCAATCAAAACAATTCTCAAATGTTCAAGAGGGGGATAAAATTCGTATACGTGTTATTGGACAGCGTTTTGAGTTAAACGATAAATATATATCTATTATTGCTGAATTGGTGTAAAACCAGCCATATACTAAAAACAATATAAAAACATATTCTTATTTCTTTTTATATTATGACTGAATTGGCTTTAATCCGCGATTCTATTGAACAAATGTCAAAATTCAACCAGGTTGAAGTTTTGCGTATTTTACATAAACATTCGGATGTTATATTAAATGAAAATAAGTATGGTGTTCATATTAATTTAACCAACTTGTCGGATTCCGTATTGCAAGAATTGAAAATGTATGTCTCGTATGTAAACGCACAAGAACAAGCGCTCAAGACCGATGAGAAGCAGAAGGAAACGTTCAAGAATATATATTTTTCGTAAAAGATATAAATGGTACGTGTGATATTAATTAGTATAGCCCGCGCATGATGACTAGCAACACACGCATGGATAATTTATTTAACATTGATTCGTTAAGCACATACATGTTAAATTTAAACAATTTAAATAAAATCATAAAAAACGGAGCCAGTTATGATAACATTCGTAAAGCCTCTGGTAAGCAGAGACGTAGTAATACGGAGACAAACACAAACAAGGACGAATCATCTTCCTCATCCACAAAAGGAGATACGTTTTTTCCTGACGTCCACGATTCGCTTTTTTGGTCGTTTTATATTATGAAGAATGGTCAAGAGGCATACGAGTCGCTTGGCAAAATCAACATCGTTATTGAACGAAAAATCAAAATTGAGTATATCGAGCGGTTTCGAGAAGGCAAACAAGTGTTGAAAACATATAAAACTGCACCACTTACCCATCTTGAAAACGTCTTATTAAACGAAAAACAAATCGATATTAAGACTCTCATTGCATTGTGTGTTATAGAAGGAATCAGTTTCATGTATATTTATAAAAATACATATTTTGAGATGAATATTGATGCCGACGAAAGCACGCAAATTCATGCTATTATGCGAATGGATATGCCTACTAAATATGGATATAAAATCGTACCAGATGCCAAACCGATTCGCGAGTCTTTTTACAAGATTGATAACATAAACAAGCCGTTAAAATCCATGTCGGCGTATAAATTAGATGAGCTTGTCGTATTTTGTAATAAATTAGGAATGGCGTCGGTCAATGATGGTAAGAAGGTAAACAAGAAATATTTATATGAGATGCTCGTCCAATATTTTGTATTATAGAAAAAAATGAACAAGAATATAAAAATATGTCCTATTATTATACAAGAATGTCTACCGGAAATTTTAAAAGGCGGGGTGGTCCATATAATAAAAATGACAAGCAACAGGCTGAATCAAAGGTTCCGCCCCCTATATTATTGAATCGCCTTGTTGAACGTTATTATGCATCAAATCCACATGTAAAAGATGTTACGACAAATCACGAATTGGAGGTTAAGTTTGGAACAAAGGGGGTGAAACCTCTTACCAAGATTGATTATGATTCAGTTATTCGTAAACTTAAATCGTTGGGGTTTTCGTGTGTAAACGAACAAGGTGGGTATTTATTACGCATGTATTATGAACATTTAGATAAAAGTGGGCAGTTTAAAGAATCAAATATTCGTACAGAAGTTTCAGGGTTTCGTGCAATTCAAGAATATTGTAAGTCGAATGATATTTTGAAACTAATTGGCATGGAAGAACATATGCGTTCTGTAAAATTCGTGAAAAAAAGTCGTGTCTATGACAATGATGAAATGGTGCGTGATGTAAATTTCAACGATTTTAATTTCCGTGTATCCTACCAAAAAGAAGAAGAAATATCCATGTCTAATATCATTATACGAAATGTCACGCAAAATTGGACGCAAACTAAAAAGTCTTTTCGGTACATTAATCGTGTAACATTTGCACATGATGATTTGCCAATCAACGTCGATATTAGTATTGTTAAGAGTTCGCATCGTGAAGGGTGGGACTTAAAAAAGACATATACCACGGATGAATCAGGCGTATTTTCCAACACAGAAGTGTATGAAATAGAACTTGAGTTGGACAATTCAAAGATCGGTCCAGGCACAAGGTTTAGTGGTGCTGAGCCGATTCTCGTCGCTTTGCGAAAAGCCATTAAATATGTTCTTATGGGTCTGCAATCCACAAACTATCCAGTTTCAATATTTGAACAAAAAACTGCATTGCAGTCATATATGAAATTATTGTACGGCGAGTCGTATGATGTTGAAAAGCGCATCTATCCCAAGAATTTCATTGGGCCGTCGTCATACACGTTGCAAATTGAAAACATTATTCCAGTAGACGACAATCTAAATGTTCCTAATATTCGCAGGAATTATGTCGTCACGGATAAAGCAGACGGAGAAAGACATTTGATGTATATTTCAAATGGTGGTAAAATCTATCTCATTAACACCAATATGAACGTTATCTTTACTGGTGTAATAACGGATGAAAAGTCGCTATATAATTCTCTATTTGACGGCGAATTGATTCTGCACAACAAATCTGGACAATTTATCAATTTGTTTGCAGTATTTGACGTCTATTATATTGCCAAGGACGACGTTCGCGCGCTTGGATTTATGGCTGAAAACGATGACCAAAAAACTCGTTATCGGTATCAAATTATCAAGACTGCATTGAATGTTTTGAAACCCAAGTCTGTTATAAAAGATGAAGGTATTCCCATGCGCATTGAGGCAAAAAAGTTTTATCCAGAGGTAGTCTCTTCGTCTAGTAATGGGTCTGATGTATCGATCTTTGCTGCATGCAAGCATATTCTTACAAGAGTAGAGAATGGTTTGTTTGAATATAACACAGATGGTCTCATCTTTACACCCGCATTTATGGGAGTTGGTGGCGACGCCATTGGTAAAACTGGGAAATTAACAAAAACCACGTGGGAGTATTCGTTTAAATGGAAACCCCCGCAATACAACACTATTGATTTCTTGGTCGTGACCACCAAAAAAAATGGAGAAGATATCATTACGCCTGTTTTCCAAGAAGGCGTAACCTCGTCGGATTTCAACGAATATAAGACGATTGAATTGCGATGTGGCTTCAATCAACGCGCACATGGTTATATTAATCCGTGTCAAGATGTGTATGATGACAAACTGCCCGAATTCGGAGATAAGGAAGACGACGAGCAATATAAACCAGTATTGTTTCGCCCGACAAATCCATATGATCCAGAGGCTGGCATCTGTCATATTATGTTGAAAAAGGACGATACCGGTGTCATGCAAATGTTTTCAGAAGACGGCGAAGTGTTTGAAGACAATACCATAGTTGAATTTAAATATGACATGACCCGCGAGCACAAATGGCGATGGATTCCGATTCATGTCAGAAATGACAAAACCACGGAGCTGAGACAAGGTGTTAGTTTGAATTTTGGCAATGCATACCATGTTGCCGAAAGTAATTGGAAATCCATTCATAATCCAGTGACACAAGAAATGATTTCAACTGGCGTAAATATTCCCGAGGTGGAAGGCGATGCCGACGTATACTACAACAGACTTGTATCTTCCAACAAAACAATGGGTCTACGTAATTTCCACAATTATATCAAATATAATTTAATCAAGGCGGTTTCAAAAAAGGGTGAAACCTTGATTGACTATGCTTGTGGAAAGGCGGGGGATTTCCCCAAGTGGATTGACGCACAACTCTCCTTTGTATTCGGTATTGATAAATCCAAGGATAATTTGGAGAACCGAATTGATGGAGCTTGTGCTCGTTTCTTGAATTATCGCAAGACGCGTAAGCATATTCCGTATGCGTTGTTTGTGAATGGTGATTCATCCTTGAACATACGCAACGGCTCGGCCATGTTAAATGAAAAGGCCGTTCAAATAACCAAGGCAGTCTTTGGTGAAGGAACAAAAGACGTTGAGAAATTGGGCGCTGGTGTCGCGAGACAATATGGCAAGGCTGTGGATGGATTCAACGTATCATCATGTCAGTTTGCGTTGCACTACTTCTTTGAAAATATTACAACTCTTCAGAGTTTTGTGCGCAACCTAGCGGAATGCACCAAGTTGGGAGGATATTTCATTGCGACCTCATATGATGGCAAAAACGTATATAATATGTTAAAAAATAAGGCGGTAGGAGAGGGAGTTAGCATTATTGATGGTGGGACAAAAATATGGGAGGTTCAAAAGCAATATCGTAGTGCGGATTTTGCAAATGATTCCAGTTGTCTTGGCTATAAAATTGATGTTTACCAAGAATCTATTAATAAATTGATCCCCGAGTTCTTAGTTAATTATGATTATTTCACACGCGTGATGGAAAATTATGGATTCCAAGTTATACCGCGCGATGAAGCAATTGAGCTGGGACTCCCAGAAGGATCTGGCTTGTTCAGTGATTTATATACATCTCTTACAAACGAGGTTGCGAAAAATAAATCATATGCCAAAGAATACAAGGGTGCATTGAATATGAACGCCAACGAGAAAAAGATTTCGTTCTTAAATAGATATGTCGTCTACAAAAAAATTCGAATCGTAAATGCTGCAAAAGTAATCTTAGAAGAAGCTGAAGTTGCAGAAGTTCCACAAGTCCAAGAAGTAATTGACTTGGAGATTCCCGTTCCCGAGAAGAAAAAACGTGCGCGAAAAGTCAAGGCGACAACGGATGAGGCTTCCAAGGCTAAGTCCAAACCTAAGGGCGCGAGAAAGCTAGCTACAAAATTAGTAATCGTTGAAGATGTTGATACTAGCGCGTCATCAAATGGATCTAATGCCAAAACAGCGCCTACAGCAACAACCCAAAAGAAGAAACTTGTTTTGCAAGACGGGTCAGATTCTGATTAAAAATACCATGTATACGTAAATCCATACATGAAGATTATTACTTAAATAAATGATGAATTAGTATATAATACTCAAATGAGTTATTATATATTACCGAAAATAAATACAGAACTTATTCTAGATCCATGTGTTCATCTTAGTATGGACAAAATAACACCTTATATTTCTCAAAGCTTGGTAAATTATTTAACCAAAGCTACTATTAGTTTAAACAATCTATTAACATTTGACACGACATATACATTTAAATTCCTCAATCAATTAATAAATCCATATGAATACCTTTTTTCTAATGTTCCCAACTCAAATCTTTCTATTTGTAAGGTGAAACCAAGCTCAAAAATATATTATGACATTTTGGAAATTTACAACACATTAAAACTATCAGAGTGTTTACCAGAAAATAATATGAGATCATTGTATTATGGCAGTAATGGGCCGGCCGTTTTAGAATATATGCAGTCATTTCGAGAAAATTATGACGATACGAATATAGTAATTGAACCAATATTACATAAACAAAATATTACCCCTTTGAATAGTGGGACAAATACACAAGATGACCAATTATATACACCCATTCCAGATAATATATTATCAATGTGTGATTACATGTATATTGAATTACCTGATAAAGTATATTTGGATACAAATAAATACATATTAGGGTTGTTGAAAGCTGTTAAATTTATACTTATGTATCAATCGCAATACGGATGCATGATATTGAAGCTTGGCCATACCTATTATAAACCAGTTATAGATATTCTGTATATTATAAGTAGCTTGTATAATAAGGCGTATATTATAAAGCCAAATACGAGCAATAATATTTTTGATGAAAAGTACTTGGTTTGTAAAACATTTACAAGTACTTCACAAAAACGGGGCGCCTACCTTGATAAAATTGATAAGATGTACACTATTTGCTATAGAGAACAACACGAAATCAATATTCAATCCATAGTTAAGAATGAAATAAATATGTATTTTTTAAACAAAATGGAAGAATGCAATATAATAATTGGACAACAGCAAATTGACGTCTATGACCAAATGATCAACCTAGTTAAAAATAAAAATAAATTAGAAAAGATAGAAACGACGCGAAAACATAATATTCAGAAATGTATAAACTGGTGCGAGAAATATAAACTTCCGTGCAATAAGTTTGCAGACAAAATTAATATTTTTTTACCTATTACCGCGCATGATACCACGCATGTGAAAACCTCGGATGATACATCCGGCAATTGGATTGAGAACGACGAGAATGAATCAAACGGGTATAAATCAGAAAATAGCGACGACACGCAACCCTACATTAGCAATAATAATATTGATGATGAGGCAATTTTTGATAACTGCATTATTAACAAGGATTTATTACATGAAATAGAATATGGTGGGGAATAGAAAAATACGTTTACACCTTTTTACATTTAAAATACCAATTTTATTTCATTAAATATAAACTCTCTATCATAATTTTGATATATTTTACAATTTGAACTTTCATATAACATTTTTTTATCACAATTATTTTCAAATATACCAACAACGCAAATATTTTTATTATCAGAAAAAATATTGTAAAAATCTACTATATCATTAAAATCATTTGTATAACCA